TTTAGACGTTCTTTTCGCTGTATAGTATAGGTTTGCATGATATTAGGTTTTCGCCTGCAAAATTAAAAAAACACCCGCTTATTTCCAAATTGGATTTTAGCGGGTGTTCTCTAATTAAAATATAAAAATGACACATCAAAACTTCCTCATCTTTTTACAAAGCCTCTCCAGATCATCGTCATAACTCTCCGTGCGATTCTCTTGGTAACGGAATTGTTCGTGGGCTTGTTGGTTTTGAGTAACCACTACTTCGGTGCGCTCCTGGTCATACTTCCGGAAGATATTCATTATCTTAGGCATACTGATACGCTCGTATAACTCGCCACACTCCCCCGATACAATCCGCTTGAAAATAAGCGAAAGCTCCGATATCTTCAGGTGATGATAATCTGCCATGATCTGCTCGGCACATAACTCTATTTGTGCCTCCGTAAGGGGATTATTAAGGTTTAGTACCTCATTGAGGTAGATAAGCCACATACTAATATAACTTCTTAGGAATTGTTCTCCTTTGCCTTTTTTGATTTGCACCAGGCTGAGGGTCTGTCTACTCAAGGCATCACTCACTCCCTTGAGCGACGAGCTATGCATAAGGCAGTTATTCGGTGAATAGACCTCTAAAAATCTTTTGTTTGAAATCGTCGCTAACTGTTCGCTTGGCCTTACTATTACCTCGTTTTGCATTTTGTAATATCTTGTTAAGTTGTGAATTTATATACTTTAAGTCCGTATTCCTTTGATGGAACTCGTCCATCTTTTGCCAATTGCCAAGTAGATACTGCCACGTGGCAAGGGCTTCAGCATCATTGGAAACTTGTTGCAGGTAACTAATGATTTGCTTGAGGGCTTTGCCATCAGCACCAGTGAACTTAGGAGGGAAGCCGTATAGGCGTTTGTAAAAGGCAAACCACTCGTCTAAGAACTTCCCATAAAGACTTAAAGGTTCGGACACATCCTCACGATAAGAAACGCCGCCGTTCCATTGTTCTTGGTAGCGTTCTATATCTTCCTCTTGTGGAGGGAGGATAGCTCCAAGTTGTTGGTATTGCTGGCTGTTGAGCCCTCCGCTTTTGATTTCTATTTTGCAAAGCTCACCTTTTTTGTAGGTGAGCTTTAGGAGGGTATGGGTACGGTGTAGGGTTACGGTGTAGGTTGTCATTGATTTGCTGTTTTATAAAGGTCTATTAGTTTAAGTAAAAGTAATTCACGGGCTTTTTCATAGGTTTCTTCATAGGCGAACTCCCAAAATTCTCCATTATCTAATTCCGGAAAGAAGATATAGGCAGAAGTACCTTTACTGGTGGCTTCTATGTTGCCATAGTAGCCTTTTTCTCTGAACCAAGCGAGGGCTTGTTCCCAAGTGGGGAGTGAGCAAGCGTAAGAATAGTGTTTACCTACTTCTAAGATATCTTTTCCCATTTCAGAATTTGTTCTTTGACTACAATTTGAGAGATCTGCATAATAATAGTAAGAATCGTCAAATGAGATGAATATCATTTCTTCGTCAAAAACTTCATGGTAAACGACCAAACAAGGCTCATCAAAACCTATTTCTTTGAGTTCTTTAGCTATATATAAAGGAACAAGCCAATTAGGGTAATTATTTGTTATTTTCATAAATCTCAATTAATTTATTCACTAACTTTTCACGAGTTTCTTCATAGGTTTTACAATTGATGTGGATACTTGTAAAAAAGAATTTTGGATTATAAAAATATGCCTCAACATCAATAGTAGATTCAATTACACAGAGAATGTACCCATTTCCCCTAAACCACTCAAAGACTTGTGTCCAAGTAGGTATAGATAATTTATCTATATAGTCATTGTGGTTATCTTTTTCAAAGTCAAACTCTAATTCCCTTATATCAAAATCCCCATATAGGTGTAAAGGTAAGGAAAATTCGCAGGGCATATCAAAGCCTATTCTTTTAAGTTTCTTCGCGATTCCTATTGGAACCAACCAATTCGGATATTGTTCTATTTTCATATCTATACTTCTACTTTTGTCTTTGTTAGTTGTCTCCCACAATCGGCACAAAATACAGCAGTTATCTCTACGGTACAATACCCTCCTATCGTGCGTAATACTTGGTGCGTGTGTGGGCATTTGTTACCGGTCACTTGTAGTTTCTCACTTCTTCTTTTCATATCGTTTTTCAATTATCTTCTCCAAGGCTCCTATTACCTTACTGACTTCCTTAGTAGTCATTTCCATTAATGGCTTTTGTACAGGGCACCTCTTAGAGAGTAACCACTTACCCAATTGCTGAAGGTTTGGGATTCTTGGGTTATTCGGCTGTACCCAACCCAGTTCATGGCACTTAGCCAACAAGCTAAGGTGTTGTGCGTTATGGCTGTCGAAATGTGCTGCAAAGCTATAGTTATAGCCTAAGTAGTCTAATATTTCAAAGGCTTCTATCTCTTTCAGCTCTTTGCTTGTAGCAAGCTCCCTTCCTACAAACCCCGATAAGAATGCCATTCGTTCCTCTCTATCCCCAAACCTCTTATTTAAGAGACTTTGCAGGATCTTTAGTTGTCGTGTGCTAATCATTTTAAATCGTTTTCAAGTTCAATAAGATAAGCAGGAATTAGTCGAAATGCATTAAACTCAATACCACATAGATAGTGAATGTAATTCTCTTTTGAGTATTGTTTAAAAGAAACTTCTAAAGCCTTACATCGGGGGTACTTTTTGTTTAACTCTTTGGCTTTTTCAATGATGTATCTCTTTATTACATCTAAATTAGCGGCTTGATATAATTCTCCTTCCATTCCTCTTAGAAATTCGGAAAATTCAGCTTGTAACTTATTTTTTGTTTGTGTGCCATTGCCAAAAAAGCAATAGTAATGTGTTGGTTTTTCTTTCATTTTAAATCGTTTTTAAAGGTTATTTAAAACCCTGCCTTAGGGGGTCTCTTATGGGCGTCCCCTTAATACCAACGACACGCTAAGGTCAGGGTATCTAATAATCGTCCGCAGTGGCTTACCACTAATCAATAGAGAAGTTGAAGTTTACTCTTTTTTCTATACCATTCTCAAATTTGACCAACTTATACCCACGTATATACATACTCGTACGTATATCTACGATGGCGTTCTCTATGATCTCCATACCCTCATCAAAGAGGGCACTGTTAGCCTTTTGCCTTAGCGTGCCTAACTTGCGCACCTCTCGTGGGTTTAGGTTCCCTTGTGCATCTGTCCTTAATGCTGTATTAAGGAACTCCAATAGGAGTTTTTCTTTTTCAGTATCTCCCGCCAAGGACGACATATAGGTTTTTATCTTCTTAAGTCCTTCGCTCTCTGTACCATTAAAGGCGGGGCGTACATTCCAACCTATACGGATACTCGCCGACCCATCTGCTTTGGTAAAGGTATGCGAATCCTGTTCCTCTTTCTGAGTGCCGTATAGCTCGGCACGGAGAGCTATGATAGTCTTCGCCTCTTGGAAGAGTTTCGCTACCAAATCCTCTACATCCTCCCGTTGAGAAAGGCAGAACCCAATGTTATCATCTACCAATTCTGCTTCAAGCTCCAAAAGTGTCTGTCTGCTCTGTTGTTTGGCTAATTTCTCTGCTCTTTGCTTCTCTTTGAGTTGCTCTTGTAACTTCTTTAAGTCCTCTGCACTCATCTGTGATAAATCTACACTCATTTTATTATCTTTTTTAATTGTTATTATTCGTCTATTTCTACCTCATATTCCCAATCCATGGCATCATCTTCCCTTATGTTGTCTATTAGCCATCCAAAAACTTCTTCATACTCATCAGAGTCGCCAAGTCCAATAGTAATTCCATATTTTGCCATTTTATCTAATTGCTCAAAAACCTTATCGGGGACTTCTACATCCCCAATACCTACTGTGTAGGTTACTGTTACGCTTAAATCTTTAATAATTTTCATTTTTTATCTGTTTAAAAATTATCATTCCACTTTTGCCTTATATAATTTGTTTGTCTCTACTGGTTCCCATCCCTTTTTGTCTTCGTTGTACCACATCAGCACCCTGTCCTGATCGTATCTTATGTATGGAGATTCCCAGTTATTTTCACGTATCCATTCGTAGATGGTCAGTACCACTATTGGTACACTTTTCCTATAGCCCGCATGATACTGGTGTATCATGGTACGCTCTTCTGCTGTCAAGGCTTGTAAGAAGTTGTCAAGCCTTAGCACTTCCGTATATAGCTGTTTCATTGTACTATTATTATCTATACTATTACTTATATACTTGCTCGTGACTTACTTATCAATTGCAACAGAATCTTCGGATATACATGGTTAATGTCCTCTGCTGAGAGCATTATCATTAGCTCTACATCTGCCTTGTCAAAGACCCCCTCTCTGAGTGCCTTGCCATAATATCGCTCTATACTACACTCTACCAAGTAGTGCCACTGATCATCATACCAATTATTGAGATAGTCATTATTTGTTAGGTCCTCTAACCTCCTTACTATTCGTTTTTGCTCGTTCACTTTTTGGCACCATGCAAGAAAATATACATGTCTGAGTGCTTCATATTGCCTATAACTGCAATCTAAGTAGTACAGCAGGCAATGCCTAAATGTCTTTTGTTTCTCTATAGTTCCCATATTTTATTATCTAATCATTTTTAACTCTCTTTCCCCTGCTTTGATTTCGGAGATAATGTAGGGTTCCAACTCGTTCCCCCCTGTTCGTGTCTTGTCTATATAGGCCTTGAAGTCCTTTACTAAGATTCTATCTTGGCAAAACCAGTAAAACTCCTCCGCTACAGCTCCTTTGGGCATTCCCTTACTCATTTGTGAGATCCCTATAAATAGAGTTTGAGGAAATTGCAGGATAAGATTATGATAGGCTGTTGCTTTTTGCCCTCTAAAACAAGCCTGCACGCTGTCTATAAAGACTATCTTAGGTTGTTGTGGGCGACTAAGGCGTTGTATAAGCTTGTCCAAAGGCTCTCCACACACCAAATATCTATTTTTGTACTGTTTAAGCCCTGTACGCTCCAAGTTAGTAAGTAGCGAAAGGCTCCCACATTCCTCTAAGGAATTGTATAATACCTTTTCTCCCTGGCATAATTCCTTCATCAATTGCAGCGCATAGGTAGTCTTTCCATGTCCCGAATCCCCATAGATAAGGATACTTCCCGCTCGCTCTATCTCTCCTAAGTGTTCTTTCCATCCCCCTTTCAGAGGCAAAGTCTTATATTTCTTTCTCGCCAAGTCCTCATAGGTGTAAGCCCTTGGTATCGTTACTTTGTTATCTATCATTAGTTATTAGTTATTAATCGCCTCTGCGGCTCGCACTTTTTCTATTTCTGTACGTACTTTTCTAAGGCTTCCCTTAGTACGGGCAAAGAGCTGTTCAGGAGTAAAGGTAGAGCCGTTTGCTTCGCCTATCTGGGCTATTTGTCCCAAGAGGAAAGCCGTAATTGCTTCGTTGTCTTGGGCAGGACTTACACGGCTATATTTCGAGCCGTAGCGGTCAAATATCTCTGCATACCCTACTTTTTTGATGTCCTTGTTGCGTTCTATTTTTGATTGTAATCCGTCGGCACCCATCATATACCAACCACAAGCGTACTCGGTAGCATTCCATAGGCTTTTGAGTTCAAGGAAAGCGTGATACTCCAAGTCTCCCGCCTCATCCAAGATGATAAGCGGGTTTTCCAATTGTTTTACATAGAATACCAAGTCCTCATATACATCGGCATAGCGCCCCGTATGAGCAATCCCAAACTCTTGGGCGATCTTGCGAATGAGCTTCTGTTTGGTCTTCACCTGTGAACAGTCTATATATACTGCATTCTTGTTCTTACTGACATATACCTTTGCCGTATGCGTTTTGCCTATTCCCGCTCTATCACATAGGATAGCCGAAATGGAGCGAGCTTGGCAGGCCGAAAGTTGTAGGTAGATGTATTGGAAGGTCTCTGTTTCTACAGTAACCCAAGGGCGTTCGTCCTTGAGTTGTACTTGGAGCCTGCGGGCTATGCTGACCCAATTGGCATCGCTAAGCACTCCTTCTAATTCGCCTTTCTTGATACGGCTGTACTGCGCTGTGTTAATCCCTAAGCTCTGTGCGTGCTTGCTGTCGGATTGGTAATTCTTTCTGTTTTCGGCAATCGCCAAAATGATTTTTTCTTTTAATGCTGTTGTGATCATAGGTCTAATAAGGCTTTATTTATCATTTCTGTTTTAGTTTTCTGATACTCTTTGTAGTTAGTAGTTTTCTCCTCTTCATAAGCTACTACAGGGGCAGAAGCGGCTACTTTTTGTGTCTTTTTCTCTACTGAAAGTGTGCCTACCTTTGAGAGCTTTTCAGCGGTTTTTTCTTTGGTATATTGGTCAAACTGCTTAATGTAATGCATTTGCTCTTGGTATATCTCCTTGTCCTCTTCTGTCCATTCAGCATTGGCTCTGTTGAAGCTCTTAAGGCGCTTACACTCACAGAGGAATTGGTTTTCTTGGTACAAATACACTTCCTCTACACCCTCTTCATTGGGTAAGTAATAGGCCTGCACCTCGTAGGAGGAAAGCAGGGAAATGACTTGTGGGTTGGGCAGTTGGTACTTTTGATATTGTACGGTTACATATTGGTTCCTGCGTATGGTAGTAGGCACACATCTGCCTATATATTGCGCCAAGAGAGCTCGGTTGAGTTTCGGCAAGTTTGGATTTACATTCTCTAAAAATACTTGCAAACGTGTCTTCCCAGGGAACCGCTCTTGGTCGGGGTGTGGCTGATTGTTATAGAGGGTTTGCTCTTCCATTTCCGAGGCTACTATCTCTTCGTAGGTAGCCTTAGCCTCCTTGTAGTTATCGTTGAACTCGTCAAATATCTTTGGGGTAGTTACTCGGTTGCTGTCCAATTTTGCATAGTGTCGCCCTACGTTTTGGTGTCTGTCTTTCTCTATCCCGTACTTCTTACCTCGTATCATCGTCTCGGCGTACTTCTCCTGCGAGTTGGTCGGGTTACAGAAGCGCACGAATGGGAAAATGTTATTGGCTTTGAGTAAGCCCTCCACGTGTTCGCCTGTAAGGTGTCGCTCTACTTCTATCTGCATTGGGGTACCCAATCCATATTGAGCCGTAAAGCGAAACATAGAGCGGAAGCAGTCCAAGAATAATTCGTTGTCTTTCTTTTTACTGTGTGCAATACCAATCAAAGCTGTACTCATCACATCATAAGCATAGTAGGCCATTACTTTATCTCCATTAGGTAATTTGGTATGCATTAGGTCGCGGTCATCCAGTGTAATCTTACTCATAGAGTAAAGCGGTGCGTGGCGATTAACGTGTGGGCGTTCCTTGTGGCTAAAGTCATATTCTCCATTGCGGGCTTTTTTGATAACCAACTGATTTTCGGGCTTGTTTAGCCATAGCTTTACGGTGCTTTCAGATACTTCTAAGATATTCCCGTGTTCGTCGCAAAAGTCCTGCTCCACATTGAAGAGTTCACCTGTGGCTTTGTCAAAGATTTCTATCTCGCCATAAAGGAACTGCCGATAAATATCATACACCGAACTCATATAGGGTTTGTTAGGCATACAACAGATAGAAATAAAGAGCCTTTCCATTACTTCCGTTACTACTTTAGCATTTCCAGATCCCTCGCCCTTATGAATGAAAGCATAGTAGCCCTCACTGAGATACTGGTTATATTTGCGTTGCAAACTTCTTGGGTTATTCGGCAGGTCAAAGTGCCAGCGTTCGGGGTTAAGGGTATTGACTGCCTCGCTAATATTTTTCCATATCTCCACTTTTTTCCCCTTATAAAGAGGGTTTTTGATACGCCCTTTAAAGAGGCTTTCAATGGCTTTTAGAATCATAGCTGAGGTAGCTTTTTCTCTTTGCTCTTCTATCTTTAGAGGCTTTCCATTAGGTTTTCTGTGACCTGAAAAGAAGTTAATAGCCTCCAAGTCGGGCACCAAGAGAGGTTCGAGGTCATTCTGTAAGATCTTACTATCTTCGGGCTTACCCAACATTCTCACACAAAATTCCTTAATATTAACCCCTTTCACCACAGGCAATTCGTGGAAGGATACCCACGCTTCATTACCTAATCCTTTCCCTGGTTGGGTATTGATGAGCTTACCACGGCTACATAGTTTCTTGTAGTAGTCATAGCTCATCAGTCCCCAATCATCGTATAGGAGCCGTGCAGGTATGGATAATATGTTGTCTTTATATGCGTACATTTGTGTATTTTTTACTTTTCACTCTTCACTTTTCACTCTTCACTTAATTGGCTCCCTAATGCGATTTCGCTTCGCCAACCTTTCGGCTGTCAGTCCTACTGACTTAGGGAAAAATTTGCTACCTTTGTAGCCTCAAACAAAATATATATTTATGAATAATGAAATAAAAGAAATTCAGAACAAATTGGACGATTTGTTTTTTCAAAATGCCCTTAATGAGGTATGGCTCAAAACACTTGAGGAAACTATTTTTAAACTTGCTGCCCGCCTCCTAACAAAGGATGAGTTATCTAATCTTTGGAAGGACTTTCGGCATGCTCATCTCCGTGAATCTCACCAGAAAATATACGATTTACAAGGCGACGACGTACTCTATCACCCTTATAGATTGTCTTCTGAATTGTTTGACCTTCAATGTAGGTTGAGGAACTTTGAGAAGCAGAACAATCTGCGTGACTAATTAGATTGTTTTGCATATCCCAACTACGTCTTGGCTCATGCTCACTATTGCAAAACCAATCCAATGTTTCCTCATTACCAAAAGCTACCTCAAGAGTACGTCTTAACTTTCTAAGCCATTGCTGTAGTTGTTCCCACTCTTGTGGATTGGTAAGGTCTATGTAGCGAATATCAATATTTACGTCCTTGCCAATTCCCTTTTCGCTTATCTTTACATCAGCAGAAAAGCGTACGCCGTTGTTTTTCTTTGTTTCCATAACATCTTTACATTAACTCTGTTCTCAATTCCCTTCTGACTAATATCCCGAAGAAGGTTTCTTTTGTCTCTATAACTTGGTGGCTCCAATCTCTATTGATATGGTGTATCACCTGCTTTTTAATCCATTTTTGTATTAACTTTCTCATATTCTATCTTTTTTGATTAATTATTTGCCTGCAGGTGCTACCTGCCCTTCTACTTCTGCCAAAACCTCAAAGAGTGTTACCTGATGTACTTGCGGCAAACCCTTCACTTCTTTTAGTGCCTGCATTCCTTGTCTTATGGTTAGTAGTTGCTCGGCGAACGCCTTATTAATGTACCATTTCCCTGTGCTTGACCTGTAGAAGTGCTGAGGGTGCTTGCGTATGCGAGCGTGATACTGCCCACTGGTTACCGAGTAATTATGTAGTAGCAACCACTCCACGTATGGCAGGGCTTCCATTCCATAGACATTGAGAGATTTTGGCATTTTGATTTGTGTCAAGGCTTCCAACTCTGCCCACCTACGATTGACCTTAATACGCAATTCAGTGTTATACCCAGTCAGAAGGTCAAATGTCTGCATTTTGGTCAATTCAAAATAAGGGTCATTTCTCTTTGCCCCATTAGGTAACTCGGTGATTTTGAACATCAACCCAATTTTGGGGAGATGTAAATTCCCATAACCTTTATTGAGTTCTCTAATATCACGTATTACGTGATCGTGCCTTTTCCCTGTCAGCTTTGCAATCTCAAAACTGGACATTGTTTGTTCAATGGTGTTAATTAATTCGTTCATAATCAATTTTTTAAAACGTTATTAATTTCTTTTTCATACTGCTTATACTCTTTACAAACAGTATCAGCTGTTTCGCTGTTTCGGGTTTTGTTTAGACACTGCCTTATATAAGTTTTTGACAGTCCAAACTTTACTGATAATTTTTCCACCACTAATGGGTTGAATTTTCGAGGAATTTTTATACCTTTGTCCATTCGCAATTTAGTTTCGTTTAGCGGTGCAAAGGTATTGATTTTTTTCAATACTACAAAATAAATTACTGACTTTTTTCAATATAAAGAT